TAACGTCAAGGAGTTTGATACTCATTTGAAGGTATCCTTAATACGTTGGATCTTGTCATCTTCAGTACGGTGAGGCTTCAGTGCTTCCACAACACGTACAAAGAGTTGAGCAATGCTGTTTTCACGAAGCTTAGAAGCACCAATTACTTCAGAGCCAATAAAAAGAGCGAAAAAAATAAGTGCCTCATAGGACACTTTAATGCCAAGGATAGTAAGCATGGTTAGAAGATGTTGTAGTGTGCGTTGATGTTGGCTTCGATGGCGGCAATGTTTGCTGACTGTGTTTCGGGATATACAATCATCTCTTGAAACTTTAACGCAGTTAACTGGGACGCGTTATTCCGAGAACCAATAGACAGCCCAGCGGTTCTTCCCAGTCCAGAAGCTGTATTCCCTTGACTTATAATTAAATCTTGAGAATTTCTACGAACACTGTAATTTGACGCTACTGATGGATTCCCGCCATCATACGAGACTGACAACAGTTGCCGTAAAGTTGTATGGGTTACGTATTGGGTTGGGGCAATTGTAGTTGTACCTGCATCGGGCCATCCCGCAAAAGCTAGTCCGCCTAAGTTAGTGTCTTGAAAGGCGCAACGCTGGATATTTGCTAGCTCGTAAACTGTTCGGAAATTTGCGTCAATGCCTTGTGTTAACCTAAAAACAGAAATCACATTGCTACCTAATGGCGAAGGGAGTGGAATTTCTGATGCAGTATTAAGTTGGTCGTTTGTACCGTCAAAATCAAGGCACACTCTGACGCCCTCCGTAATTAACGCACCGCTGCCAACAATGCCCGGTTGGTTGGCGGTTGTTGTTTGTCCAAGGTGCAGACCATTGCCGCTTTGATCGTACAGGATCCGCACAAAGCCGTTGTTTCCAGCACCCACCCATGAAGCAAGCGTTCCGTCACTCACCTCTGTGGCGGTGAAGTCCTGTTCGGCGTTGTCACTGGAGCGGCGAACGCGGACGACATTTGTATTGCCAGTACGAAGCTGCCTCAGGCTGTAAGCAGCGGCTGCAGCAGGAAATGTGTCAAGCAAATAAGGCGAAGGTGGCTCCTTCTGTGTCCCTGTAATAATCCAACTCATCGCAACACCTCCGTTTGATTAGTGGCAGTGACTACGCTGCCGTGGTTTGTGTAAGTCATATTGCGTACCTCACGATGACAATGCCGCTGCCACCATCTCCACCGCCTACAGAGTCGCTTCCACCGCCTCCACCGCCTGTGTTGGGGGAGCCGTTTGAATTTTCGTCGCCGCCTCCTCCAAGCCCACCTGAAGGATTTATCGTTCCCGCACCACCTGCTCCGCCGCCAGCATAATAAGTTGCTGTTCCAGTAATAAAAGACTGGCGTCCATCGCCGCCGTTGCTTGGATAGGTTGGATGATTATAGTCGTATCCAGCTTCGCCAGCTCCGCCGCCGCCGCCAGCGTTATATGGCGCGGAGAAACCTAAAACACCTATGCCGCCAGAATTCCCGTATCCTCCCCCTGTTGCGGTGGATACCCCACCTAGTCCTCCTGTTACGCCTCCACCGCCTCCACCAGAGCCACCTGCAAGTCCGTTTTGTACACCACCATCAGCACCACCGCCTCCGCCGCCATTACTTGTTAGCGAGAATATAGTTGAGTTTTCTCCGTTAGCACCTCTTGAGTTTCCAATTCCACCAGCGCCGCCGTTGCCTACAACAACTGAATAGGAACTAACGCTCAGAGTAATAGTTCCTTCCTTAAATTCACCAGCGCCGCCCCCACCGCCTGTGTGAGAACCACCTACAAATCCGCCACCACCACCACCACCAGCAACAACCAGATATTCAACAGCATTTGCAGCGCCAATCCCAGCAGGGTGCAACCCAGAGCCAATGTCGGTTACAACAAAGCTTGAAGTTCCTACCGTGGTAAAAACATGCACTCGATAACGAATGCCATCAAATGAAATATCAAATACTGAATCTCCGCCTGTAGCAGTCAGCGCCTTAAAGGGATCTTTGGCTAACACCACCTTCCCCGGTACATAAATAGTCATGGTATTGCTGCTCCGATAGCTGTCATAAGGTTAGACACGCGGGTGTCAAGAAGGGCGAGATCTAGGGATTCACCGATGGAGTAGAAGGAGAGGCGGGCGTTAGCCGAACTAAAAACAATATGGTTGCCGGAATCTGGAGCGGCTGATGCTCGCGTGATGTCAGCATTGACACCATTGACTCGTCTTGTGTAACCAGAAGAAGTTGACCTAGACTGACCAATTAAACCCAGCCAATTTCCATTTAGACCGCTAGTATTGTCAAAGCCTATGCTTCTGCTTCTTGTTCCAACTTCAACGCCAGAGGAAGTATAATAGATATTCGTAGGGCCAGGCGAACTGCCAGCATCCATAAGACCTCCTGTGGCTCCTGTGCCTTTTGCGGTAACATAAACAGAAGTGTGTATGTTGTTTTGAGGGTCCGTATTATTATTTCTATTACTGTTCAAATACTTCGTACTCCCATCCCCCTTCAACCCCGTCACCCGGTTGTAATCAGTATCGCCCACAAGGTCAAAGTTATATGGAGTAGGTGCATCACCGACTAAGGGGACTAGCGCACCGTTTGTCGTCCTAGCACCAGCAAGGATGCAACACGCCTTGATTGCATCCCAGATACCATCATTCTTGCAGCCAACAACGAAATCATTGATCGCTCTAGCTACACCAAATTCAAGCTCCTGTTCATCGGCTGCCTCCACAGCAGCGACATACGACACTGCTTCAGGTTCGGTCAGACCGTTCCAACCAGGCACCCATCGCAGCGTCATACATCACCTCCATCAGGCAGGAGAGCAATGGCGTCATTTACGACGGGAGGTTGCCAGTTGGGATCATATGGAGTGCCATCAGGATTGAACTGAGGCGGGGTGGGACCAACGTAATAAGGTCCAACCTTGAAGTCTTGGCAGATCTTGGTGGCCAAGGTCGTGGCATAAGCGCCTACTACTTCTTCAGGTGTTACGCCTTCAAGAGACGCAGTGGCAACAATGCCGGGGACGAGAGTGTCGTCGATAGAGATTGTGAAGTCAGCCATGATCAGAGTTTGATGCGGAGTTCGCCAGTGGAGGTTTTGTAGACATCACCAGCCACTAGACCTCCAGTTCCAGCAGCGGCATCGTCAGCGTATGTAGGCAGATTGGGGATATTGAGCGTTGCAGCGGTGATACGAACGGGTTGTTCAGAGCCAGTGCCTGCACCTTCTGTACCTATCTCGAAGACGCCGCTGTTCCACTGAAGGAAACCACGCTCGTAGTTACTGGCGTCGGTGTAGGTGTTGTAAACGCGGAAGGTTTGGGCGTTGGTGCTGTTGCGTTGAGCGATGATGCCTGCGTCGTCACGGAAAAACAAAGCATCTGGCGTGCCCACGCCTCCAGTAGAACCAGCAAAACCAAGAGCGTAGGTTTTGTTGACAAAATATCCCGCCGTGCTTAGATGGGCAAGAAAAACATTGCTAGCGTTTAGAAAGTCAAACCCATTTGAGTTGCACTTAATTATAGAAGGGCTTGATCCATTTCTCAGATAAATTGTTGGTGATGCTGCACCATCTGCATCTACTATTAGATTTGGTGACGTACCAGAAAAAGCTAAGTTAAGCCGACTCGTCCCATTTACCTGCAGATCCAGTAGTCGTCCAACGAACCCACTCGGTGCATTAACACCAAGACCAGTACCATTCGTGCTCCAAGCAGTTGAAGTCGTACCAGTTGGCTCAATCAGCAGTTGAGGCTTGGTTGTGGTGCCAGTGCCGCCAGTGAACCAAGAACCGGTAAACGAAACAGGCGGTGTGGATGCAGCACCTGCCAGGCTGATGTTGATCTCACCAGTGCTACCAATACTGGCGCTAGTAAGACCAGCATTACTACCTGCATTGTTATAGGCAACCTGTCCACTAGACCCAGCAACCAAAGCGACAGTGCCAGTGGCATCCGGGAAGCTGATCGTGCGGTTAGCAGTAGGTGTAATTGTTTGAACAGTAGTAGTATAAGTACCACCATCATCTAGTGTAATGTCACCACCAACATCAAGGAGTTTAGCAGTGTCATCCCAACTTAAATCAGCACTAGCTGCAAGGTTTGTACCATCAGTGTATTGAATCTCACCAGCTGCTCCAGCAGCAGTACTACCACCTCCACCTGTTGTATAGGTAGTATCATTACCAGGAATAACAGTCTGCCTGTACCATCCATTTAAGGAACCAGCATAGACCCATACTGTTCCGTAGTCATCTGTATAAGTGTCCCCTGGGCTAGGGTTAATTGGAAATGCCATAGTGTTTAGGTATTAGGTGCAGTTGGCCACGGAAACAATCCGTCGAAATCATTAACAATGACAACGTACAACTCATCTGTGGTTGTAGTAGCGTTAATAATTACCTCACGGTTATCAGAGACAACACGTACAGCAGCACGGTAATCAAGCACTTCTTGTGGTACTGCTTTACCAGTTTCAGCTTGGCGTACTACATACCAATCGTATTGTGTAAGTAGTGAGCCAGCAGTTTGTTTAGTCTGGGTGATCCAATGTTCAACCAATTGGGTATGATCTTTAGGGTTATCTGGACCCCAGTAGAAGCGCTGGTCATAGCTAGGAGCATCGGAGGCTTCTGTGATCCCCAATGCTGCCTTCTGTGCAGGGCTTGCTTTTCTCAGCCAATCAGCTGGATACTGGAGCCCGTTATGAGTAAATGCCCTATCAGGAGATAGGGGCTTTCCATCGAGAATAAACATAGTTTCTATCGAGCACGGGCAGTTTTGAAGGGGTTCTCAGCGAAGGCGGCCCATACGTATGTTCCAGAAGAGTGATTGATAGCGTCATTACTGCTGCGAACCTTAAAACCGTTGGCGGTTACATCAATCAAGTCGGATGCCGTATAAACAAACTCTGCATTAGAAAGGTTAGGATACAGGCGAGTTCCCGACGAGTTGTAAGTATCCCGAGCAGTATCCATAATGTACCAATCATTGGCTACATCACTTCGCTTGTAAAGTAGGAATCTCGGGCGGAAATTACAGAACACGAACGGACCATCCGCACTGCCGTTGCCGGTGTAGCTGCCGAAGGCGCTGTAGGATTCGACTGGGGCGAAGCAGTAGGCGACGTAATTGAGAGAACCATTAAGATCACTATCGGAACCCAATGTAAATACGGTTGAGGATGGGGTTGTATTGTTCCAGCGGTTGCTGCTTGTGCCTGCGGCGATTGTGCTATTTAATTCAAGATACTTCGTGTTGCCAATCGCCTGATGGTAGACCTGCCAGTATCCACCAGAAACATTATTCCGGGCTTTGATAATGATAAGTTGCGGAGCCACACCTAGTCCGTGTCCGACAGTTGCGCCAACGGTGCTGTTCCCCGTATAGGTAACAATCGAGAACCCCGCACTCGGATTAGCCCTCACCTGAGAAGTGATGGAGCCATCGTTATTGGTGACGGTGCTACTACCGGCGTCCCAGGTCCAGGCGACTATACCGCTGGTGTTTTCATTGACACCGGCACTACTAGCTACGGTAAAACCGTCAGCATTGAACGCAGTCAGTCCATTGACTTCCGTGTATTCCGCATTGGTGCTGTGTGAATACAGTTCTTTAGTCACACCACGGATTGTGTCGTATAAGCGGTGACCAACAACAGCTGAAGCGCGATTCTTAATCCACACCAAATCAGGACTAAACCCCAACCCCGAAATAGTCTGCGTACCACCATTACCCGTATAAGTCACCACATCCATCGCTGTAGACCCATCAGCAATCAACGGGTCAGGGAGGTTGGCTGTGCAGAGGCACTTATAGCCACTGGGGGCTGGGTAATCGAAGGCGCGTTGGCCGAAGTTGCACAGCAATATGCCTGAAGAATCATAGGAAGAAAGACAAGGCATAAGGGGCGTACCAGCGGCGAATGGTATAGCCCTGACACCCTTACCAACTCCATTCACGAAGATCTCATAGGTGTTTGCATCTCTATCCAACGCAAAACCAATCCTCGTTCCATTGGTAGCGGTGCCATAATCTGCAACTGTAGATGTAGACTTTTCTCGCAGTATCAAGGCATCATCAATGGTGACCTGATAACTGCTTATGTATGACCAGAGATCAGGGTATCTATAGTCTCCAAAGCCTACGACGCTATATACGTTATTTGTGACTGTTTCAAGCATCACCTCGTAATACCACTTACCTGTGGTTGGATAGGCAAGTGTTGTCCCGTAGCAATTCCAGCTACCAGATCCAACTATGCGAAGATTGCCTTCGGTTATTGTAGCTGCAGTAGTGAGGCTCGATTGCAGAGGGTTGATCGTACAGTAGTTTCCCCCCGACTCACCACCAGCACCAGTATCTGTGCCGTAGTTGGTGGGGGTATCGACGAGGGAGTCGTTGCCTACACCAGCAGCCACGCTGATGTTGTTGACAGTCCAATCGTTGTTATTACCAGAGGTGTCCGTCCCTAATGCGGCTGCAGTGCTGTTGTCGTTGAAGGGAAGGTGGAAGCCGTTAGTGCCGTAGGAGCCGGTGTATGCCTTCGGTTGCCAGATACCGTTACTGTCAAAGAGTCCGAAGCTGGTGGGGTCTAAGGCTTGGCCGTCGATGAAGTGGATGTCGGCTAGATAACAGCCAAGATAAGCTGTTCCAGAAGACCACTGGCGGCCTATGTGATGTAAATTTGTAGAGTTTATGCCATCTGTGGCCAAGTAATCTTGCGTTGGTTGCGTACCCACATCTAAAACAGCCTGCTCACCATTAACATACAAACGAATACGATCCGCTGCAGTTGTTTGGGTTGTGTCATAAGAAACTACGAAATGATACCAAGCTGAGGGGTCCCTGTATCTAGCTGTAGTGCCTATATAGGAACCCGTATCACCGTGATAGATGTAGAGGTCTCCATTGGTAAAAAGTTCAATAGCACTGGTAATTATTTCACCACAAGTAAATAGCCAGTTTCTAGTATTCTGACTTACTTTTACCCACCCCGCCCAGGTCCACGTCTTGCGGTTGCCATTAGAGCCGGGAGTACGACTAAGGTACGCCGAATCTGCTGAGTTGAACCTCAGGCTCCTCTCAATGACACCACCACCACCGGGTGGCTTATTGAACCAAAGTTCGTTATTCATTAGGCGATACCCTCCGACACGTAACCCATCAGAATCGTGCTTGAATCCTGCACGTAGTACGGGATTACAGCCGGGAAGGTTGTGATGGTGGGAGCTGTACCACCAGGGAACTTGAAGTTAGACGACCACACCACAGGACCAGCAGTGATCCGAATAGCTCCTGTCTGACCTGCTACAGCATTGGTGGGGTTAGGAACAGTGATTGCTCCAACAGTCCACAGGTTACCTGTAGCCAGGTCAAAGGCACCGGCAGTGATAGTACGTTCAGTGCTGCGGGTAGCGACAGTGAAAGTAGGTAGAACGTCAGTCTTTACGGTGTCTGCGTCATAACTCTGAACGGAAACACCAAGATCAGTACTCTTCAGTGGTGTGAATGAAAGTTTAGAATCAGTAACTGCACCAGCAGCAATCAAGTTGGTAGTAATAGACCCATCCGGTAGGTCACCAGTAGCAGCTTGAACGGTAATAGCTTTTGTTTCTTGTGCAATGTACAAAATCTTATCAAAGTTATCATTCAGATCCTGTGAGCGAATAGCAGAGCCTGGAAAAAATTCAGCATCTAGATCCGTATCATCAGTCTCCCTATAGATACGGATAGCGACACCAGCATCTGGAGCTGTATTAAATTGAATCGTAGTAGCATTGGCAAGTGTATATGCAGTTGTTACGCTACCATCAAGACTCACCTTGATATCAGTAGTCCTTAGATATGGAAAAGTAAAAGAAAAGAGAACGGTTGATCCATTCCCTGTGTATGTATTTTGAGTAATTGCCATTGATTCGTTACACCTCTATCGGTACATTTCTGTTAATTGTCGAATCTGTTCCCTACGATCAGCAGCACGACGAGCATCATCTACTCGACCTTGCTTCAGTAGGTTCTTATTACGAATACTGAGGTTGATGGCTTCCCACATATCCGGGTTATCACTTTGCAGCCGCTTCTCAGCTGCCTTTTGTGCTTCTAGCATGACTTTATTAAGGACTGAATACACCTCAAGTTGAGCTGCATCAACCTTCTCAGAGTCCACACCTTGAACACGCATAGCACGTACACGATCCAATTGATCGTTATACTTTTTATTCTTTCTTAGTTTATCAAACTCTTTCCAGATCTGCTGCTCACCGATGTACTTATACAGTACTTCACGTTCAGCAGGTGTGTACTCGTGATTACCAGAAGAGTCCTTACGAATCATTTGAACACCATCCCAGCCTGTATCAATAAGCCACTGCCTCCAAGGCTCAGCACCTTCACTGACTTGAACAGGTGAGATAGCATTAATAGCCCGCAATATCGGGTTATCAATGTCGTTAACTGGCTTACCTGTGTAGATATCAATCTGTTGAGGTAGTGTCATATTAAGACCAGGCAGACGGTTCTTAATGTAACCCATGAAGTCCTGATAGATATCCTTCTGGGAATTATCAATAGCCTTAGCTACAACACCAAGGGTACCAGATTGAGGGATAAAGGAACGAACCTGATTAGCAAGCATACGCTCAGCTGCCCCTGTCTCTTGGTTCATGATAGCAACCAAAGGTTCCAGACCAGCCAACCATGTTTGATTAGCAAAGGTCATCGAGAAGGTATAACCAAGTTTACCCAACCAATCCTCAGTAACAGTAGATCCAATGTCCCGCTGATAATAAGCAAGGTCACCAATCATTGTAAGCACAGGATCAAAGGGAGGTAGACCAGCATAGCTAATCCATTGGTTACCGATTTTAATG